CGCAACCGCGAACGCAAATTGGCCGCCCTGCAAGGGGCGGCCAATCCCCAGTTCGACCAGATGCGCGCCAACGCCTACGAGCTGCAGCTGATGCAGCTGGCCGAACACCGTCGCACCCTCAAAGGCATCCAGAGCATCGAGCGCAAGATCGACGCCAAACGCACCATGCTGCCTGTCTACAAACCGTGGATTGATGGCCTGCTAGCCGCCAACCGGGGCGGACAAGATGACGTCCTGGTCACCGTCATGCTCTGGACCCTCGACACCGGCGATCTCGAAGGGGCCTTCAACATGGCTGACTACGTGATCCGCCATGGCCTCAGTACCCCGGACCGCTACGAGCGCACCGCCGCCACCCTGATCGCCGAAGAGGTCGCCGACACCGCCATCAAGCTGCAAGAAGCAGGCGCGGGCCCCAGTTATGGCCTGCTGTGCGCTTACCTCGAGCTGCTGACCGACTGCGACATCTTCGACCAGGTGCGCGCCAAGCTGCACAAGGCCGTGGGCCGCGCAGCACTGGCCGACGGGTTCAAGGAACAGGCAGCCCAGCACTACCGCCGCGCCATCGAGCTGCACGACAAGGTAGGCATCAAAAAAGAGCTCGAAGTGCTCGAGCGCGAACTGAAAAAAGAACAGCAGCCCGACGCCACCGGCGGCGGCAGCTAACCGAGCGAACCCCGCACCCTGGGCGGCTCGGGCCTGACGAATGCGTTTCGCATACCAGACGGCCCGACCACCGCCCAACAAGCGGAAAAGGAGCACCATGAGCACCGGATTCATTGCCACCGCACCAACCGCGCCAGATGAAGGGCAAATCACCAGCCACCCATTCTGGCCGGCGATCTCCCTGCCTGACCTGCGCGACACCGTCCGGCTCGATGGCACCGTCACCACGGCCCGCCTCACCCATGCCGTGATCGACGCCATCACCAGCGTCAACCGGGATCTGGCTGACTGGCGCCGCGCCCGTGAGGCAGAAGGCCACGCCACCCTGGCCGCCGTGCCGGGCGAGGTCATCAATGGCGAATCGGCGCACCTGCACAGCTACCGGCGCGCCGTCTACGCCATGACCCGCGCCAACCTGCTCGAGCGTTACACCGACTACAGCGCCACCGGTGATGGCGTCAAAGGGGCCGATGCCAAAATCATCAGCTCTGACGACCTCTACCGCGACGCCCGCTTTGCCATTCGCGACATCCTCGGCACCACCCACATCACAGTGGAGCTCATCTGATGCAACTGCGCAGCCAGCAGGGTGACACCCTCGATCTCATCCTGTTCCGGCATTACGGCTACACCGCAGGCATCACCGAGCAGGTGCTCGAACTCAACCCCGGTTTGGCCGAGCTCGGCCCCATCCTCCCGACCGGAACCCTCATCACAATGCCAGCGGCCCCAACCCAGGCCGAGCAGCCGCTGATCCAGCTATGGGACTGACCATGAGCCGCCTCGACGACGAACTCGAACGACTGGCCGACATCAGCGAGCAGCAACTCGCTGCCCGCATCCACGCCGCCCGCATCAGTGGCACCGGCCCGCACTACTGCATCGACTGCGAAAACCCCATCCCGCAGGCGCGACGTGAAGCGATCCGGGGCTGCGAACGCTGCGCCGAGTGCCAGACCATCCACGAATTCCAAACCGCTCGCCACTACGGCGGCAAACGATAAAAACAGGAGAGCACGATGCCAGAACCGATTTCA